CCACAATCCCCGGGCCATCCTGTCCTGCCCACGCAGCCCCTCGCCTCCAGGTTCGCGGATTAGATAACCGCGAGAACCCTAGGGATATCAATAGCTTAGCTAATGCGATCCCGAACCCTACGGGCAACGGGTCCCTCCCCGCGCCTGTCTATACAACCTTTTGATGTGGGTAGTTTCAAAATTCGCGCTAAAGGTGCGCGCGGCGGTTTAATGCAGGCTCGCTGGGTCCCTTTCTGGAGCCAGGGCAAGGGCTTAGCCCCCAGGGTCCCTTCAGGGTCCCCTTGAGCCTCCATTTGCCCAACTTACTCTGCCCAACTACCGCCCACCCGCTACAAGTCGCACACATATGGGGATTGCATGGGTCCCCTTGGTAAACCTAGGGTTGAGATTAAGGACAGGCCGCCCCTAGGGTCCCCCATGCCTCGCTGAGAAACCCCTAGGGTCCCCTTGGGTCCCCCATGCCTCGCAGAGCCTCAGAGATGGCCGCTGGTGAGTTTTAGGGGCTGGGCCTAGGTCACCCTAGCTCCCCACTCAGGAAAACGCATCAGCGGGCCTTAGAATGAGTCGGCTTCGGGTTTTGGCACGCCCCACCCGAATAAGCGCCCGAAAGCACCCAAATCGAAACCCCGCGAGGGGATCAGCGAGGCCGAAGGCTTATTTTTATGCTCATTTTGTGGAATATCAATGGGTTACAAGGAGTGGTGAGCCACCTCTTGTACATACACGCAAGTCTAGCGAACCCACACAGATCGTCCAGAGTACCACTAGGTACATATGGATACATAAGGATACCTTAAGTAAACCTAAAGATAACACTAGGTCCTATAGATGACCTAAAGGATACTTAAAGAATACACTAAGAGACCATAAGATGTCTCTAAGAACCTAATGATCTACCCTTATGGTAGTATTATAGATATACCTACTGAGAAGACTTAAAGAAGAACATATGGATACCTAATGAACCTATGTACATAGGAACCATTAGGTACCATATGTATTACCTAAGTATATACCACATAGGATATGTGTATATATATATATATATCCCTCTAATTAGAACACTAAGGTGTCCTTAAGGAACCTTAAGTATACCCTAAGAACACTAAAAGAAGAACTCAAGGAACCTTAGATGCCTTTAGAGTCCGCTACATACATTTCCAGCTTGAATTCCAGCAATCCAGCTTCTGGTGATGGGTTAAACCAAGCTGACGATCATATGAGGTTGATTAAGTCGACCCTCCTAGCAACCTTCCCCAACATTACAGGGGCGGTTACTCCCACCCACACCCAGATCAATCAGCTAACGACTAATACGTTCACTGGTACTGCCACCTTCGATGGTGGATCGGTGATTACGGGCACTACAGGATACGCTGCGTTTCCTTATGTAACTCTAGGTAACGCTCCGTCAGCTTCAATGCACGCCACGACTAAGACTTATGTGGACACTGCTGACGCTCTTAAAGCTGATAAGACGATCACTGTAACCGGGACTGGTGGTCTCACAGGTGGTGGTGCGATCTCAAGCAACCAGACCATCTCTATCGCCACTACTTCCAACGGTTACGGCACACGCACTGTCTCAGCCAGCTCTCCATCTGGAGGCTCGAATGGGGACGTGTGGTACAAGACCACTTAAGCCATGCCGAACGTTTATGTGAAGAGCGGTGGCTCATACGTTGAGCCTAAACAGATTTATGTGAAGAACTCTGGGACGTGGACCGCCATCAAAGGCATTTGGGTGAATGTCAGCGGGTCGTGGACGAAGGTCTACCCAGGTACTGGCTCCGCATCCTACTCCACGCCCGGAACCTACTACTGGACTGTGCCGCCCGGCATCTACTCGATTTCTGGCGTTGCTCTTTACGGTGGAGATGGTGGCGGCGGTGGCGGCAACAACTGGTTCAACTTTGCGCTCTCTGTTGGCGGCAACGGTTCCGGTGGCGCTGGTGGCAGCCGTGGATACAATTCCGGCCTATCGCTATCGACCACACCAGGAGAGACCCTGACAATCGTTGTGGGCGCTGCTGGCGCAGGTGGCGCTGGTAACGGGCTCAACTCCCCAGCATCGAGCGGTCAGGCTGGTGGAACCACATACATCGCAGGCGGCGGTGGGACACTCAGTGTCTCTGGTGGCTCAGGGGGCCAAGGGTCCCAATCGAACCAGGGTTCCGCTAACGGCTCTGCAGGTGCTGGTGGATCACCCAACGGTTCGACAGGCGCTGGTGGTGCCGGTGGTACAGGCCCATACGTGTCTGGCTCCGCTGGACCCAACAACGGCTACGTCTCATTCTCTTGGTAATCGGATAACAAGATGCCCAACGCACACATTCGGGACATAGCGAAAGCTGGTGTCATCACTGACCCCGATCCCTATGATCTCCCTATCAATGCGTGGTCGAAGGGCTTCAACGTTCGCTTCAAGGACAATAAGATCACTAGGTCTCCGGTAGTTCGTGATGTCGAGACACCGCTCTCGAATACGCAGCCCCGCTTCCTAGCGCGTACCATCCCAAGCTCGGGCCTCGACACGCTGTACATCGCCTACAAGAACGGTCGTGTGTACAGCTACGACTCGGGGACCGAAACCAACGAGAGCATCGTTGGTTATGTGGATGCGGACTCGGAGAACGTGTTTACATCCTGCACGACCAACGACGTGTTCTACATCAATCGCGCAGATAGGGTTCCTTGGTACTACAACACTGCGGGCGGCAGGTTTGCAGCGCTGACCAACTGGACATCTACACACCGTGCCGGTCTGCTGCGCGCGTTCGCTGGTGCGTTGGTTGCGTTCAACATCACCAAGAGTGGCACAAACTATCCCACGATGGTGAGGACCTCTGAGTTCACCACCGCTGGAGCTGTCCCCGCAGATTGGGACGAGACCGACCCAACCAGCAACGCCACGGAGAATATCCTGGCTGAGATGGCTGGGCCGATTGTCGACGCGCAGGCGCTGCGCGACATCATGATAATCTACGGTCGCGACGAAGCATGGACGATGCAACTAGACCCAGGCTCGGAGAGTGTGTACGCCTATCGTAAACTGTTCGATGGTGCGGGGGCGCTTAGCGCTAACTGCTCAGTTGAGGTGAACGGACGCCATTACGTCTTCGGAACCAACGACATCTGGCAGCATGATGGTACGACGAAGCAGTCGCTTTGCGATGCCCGCGTTCGTAACTTCGTGTTCCAAAACATCGACATCTCACAGGCTTCGCGCTGCTTCGTACACCACAACAAGACTCGTAAGGAAGTCTACTTCTGCTACGTTGGTGGTGACGGCATGGTTGCCTTCGACTCTGGCAACGCTACAGGCTGTAATCGTGCAGCTGTTTATGACTACGCCAACGACACATGGTCGTTCGATGATCTTCCGTTCGCTACTTACATTGTCGAGGCGAATCTAGATCAGTCGATTGTCTACTCAACAGCAACATCGACGTATAACACAATCGGTGGCACCTACCTCGACCAGGACGACACGCTGAAGACAACTTCAGCTATGGTAGGTAACTCCAGTACGCCGAATGGCTTGACGACCTCGCTATACGCCTACGATCCCCAGGGTCCCGGCAGTAACGTAGCGTACTCGGTCAATGTAGCAGCTACAAGTGACCCGTACCTTGAGCGCTCCGGCATCGACCTCGACGAGATCGCTGCTGATCTTCCGGGGTACAAGATGCTGTCATCGCTGTATCCGCAAGGACGCTTTGAGCCAGGGGCGGGAGCCCTTGAGTTCTCCGTGGGTGCTTGCGACTACGCGAACCAGTCGATCAACTGGAGCAACTACCAGACATACAATGGCGAAGAGCTGTACAAGCTCGACTACAACGTTGCGGGTCGTTACCTCGCTATTCGCATTAGGCACAATGACTACAGGTGGTTCTCGCTGACGGGCTTCGACGCCGACGTTGCGATTATCTCTGACGAGTAAACTTAGACACCCCGCCCCCCGCTTTGCACGGTGAAGTGGCGGGACGCTGCGCGCCGTGTGCAATGGCGGTCATAAGCTGCAGAGCCGGTGGGGCGCATGACCCGCGACCGGCACCTATAGGAAAACCAAATGGCTGACACAGACGACTTGCGTCCGTTTCAACCCCCTCCGTACCCAACGATCCCAGGTGGCGAGACGCGCTACTTCATTGAGGCGGACAAGCGCATCTCACAGTCCATCAAGACCATCATCGAAGTGATGAAGCGTCTGGAGGATCGTATAGCGGCCCTAGAGCCGTGACGTGGTCGTCTACTAACAGGTGGGTCCTTATTGATAGACCCGAATATAAATTCGAGGTTGAGGAGCTGCGCAGCGGCTCTGGTGAGCAGATGATCTTCATCCACCTACAAGTCAACAAGTGGTCTAAGTCTACACTTAAACAAATGCTGAGCGAGTTCAGGCTATTCCGCGAAATGCAGGATGTGCCGCTGTTCGCTACTTCGCCGACTCCAGACGAAAAGTGGAAATCTTTTGTAAGCCTGTTTGGCTTCGAGCCTCTTTTCGAGAGCGAGCAGAACACAACCTATGTATCACTAAAAGGCAAAAACAATGGGTAGTCTCGGAACGAGCAAATCCAGCCAAATTCAAACTACCTCCCCTATTGGGTGGCAGACCGCCCCGCTTCAGGACATCTTTTCTCAGGCCAAGACCGCTATGGGGCAAGCCCAGGGCGCTACGGCACCCACCGGCTTCCAGGCGCAGTTCTCCCCGGAGAGCGTAAGTCTGTACCAGCAGATGCTGGGCACTAAGGATCAGCTTGGTAGTGCGACCTCCTCTGCGAATGCTGGCAGTGCCGCTACTCAGGCTGGGTTGAATGCCTTCACCGACGCCTCCGGTCGTCTGAGCAACTACGCTCCGACTGGCGGTACTGCGTCGAACATCGCGGCGGCGGCTCAGTACGCAGACAACCCGTATATGCAGGGGATGATCAACGCCAACATGCGCGACGCGGAACGTGCTGCGTTTGAGCAGTACCTACCGCAGGCGACACGCATGGCGGCGAGTAGTGGTAACCTCAACAGCAACAAGTCTGCCATCCAGCAGGGCATCGTCTCTCGTGGCCTTGCGGAGAAGCGAGCGGACATCGGTTCGCAGTTGCAGGGGCAGATTTACGACAGCGGCCTCAAGCTCGCAGAGCAGGCGCGTCAGTACGATAACGAGAGTGTGCTTAAGGCCATGCTCGGCCAGGGCAACATGGGCGTGGATGCGCTCAAGACGGGCGCTGCTGCGCAAGCTGCTGGTACGAACTCTCTTGCTCAGTTGTATGACATCGCGAACAAGGGTGTTGCCGGTCTTACTACGGCAGATCAGGCGGCCCTCGACGACCAGATGCAGCGGTGGAAGTTCCAGACACAGTCCCCGTTCGCTGCCCTCAATAACGCCTACGGAATTATCGGCGATAAGAATTGGGGTGGCACGACAACGACTAACGGGACGCAGTCTGCGTCACCGGCTGCGGTTATTGGCGGATTGGTGGGCACCGCTGGGTCTCTATTTGCGGCCCCGATGGGCGGTTCGTCTGCCATGAGCGGTCTGACTGGTCTATTTGGTAAACTAAGCCGGGGATAAGTGATCGATGACCTATCGTGGCCTCCCTGAACAAGACCGCCTCCTGTATGCCATCAGCGGCGGGGAGGCTACAGACTACAATCAGATGTACGGGCATTCGCCCCAGAACCCCAGGACCTTTTCGGACTACTCAGACCATCCTCGGCAAAAGCATCTGATAACGAGCGGCCCTAACGCTGGTCAGTATTCTAGCGCGGCGGGCCTATACCAATTCCTCGCGCCAACTTGGGACCGTGTAAAGAAAGAAGCTGGACTCCCAGACTTCACGCCCCCCAACCAAAGAGCAGGGGCGTGGCATTTAGCTAACCAGACCTACGCTCAGAAGACGGGGCGTGACCTGCTTAGTGACATGCAAGCTGGTCGCTACAACGACATTGGACCGGCTCTGTCTTCTGTGTGGACTTCGATCCCCGGAGGCATCGAGCCGAACCCGGCGACAAACAAATTTTATCAGCGGCTTCAAGGAGGCCCTATGAACCAAGCCTTCAACCAAGCGCAAAGCAATATGTCGCCCCAAGAGATCGAAGAGTTGTACGCTAGGCAGCGTGGGATGAACCCTGGGTTCCAGGGACCTGTGCTCGGCGCAAATTTCCTTGCTGGTGGCCCAGGCGTTCTTTCTCAGCAGCAGCCTCAGCAGCCGCTGCAGCAGCCGCAGCAGATCATGCAGCAGCCGCAGCAGGCGGACGGTGGTGGGTTCTTTGGTCCAGAGAATCGCCAAAACTTTGGGATGGCGCTACAGAACGCTGGTGCGTTCCTTCAGTCCATCAACAACCCTGCTGCTCTGTCTATTGTGGCTGCTAATAACAAAATAGCTGCTGATAAAAACGCAAAGTCAGAAGGGAAGTTCGGTACGTTCCAGGGGAAAGACGGGCGAACTTATATTATTGATCAGAAGACTGGGGCGTATAAGCCGGTTGCTGGGGATTCAAATACTCCGTATCCGACTTCTCCGGGAGACATCAAAGTCGACCAAGAATACGCGAAGGATTTTTCTGAGTGGATTAGCGGTGGCGAGACTGCCGGTATCGAAAATAACCTAAGAAAGCTAGAGGTCGCTCGCAATAACCTGAAGAGCAGTGACAATATTTCAGGCCCGATTGCGGGATTGCGCAACATGCTCCCTGACGCACTCAACGCCATGTTAGGCGGAGAGAAGAGCATCTCGACCCGAGAAGGTGTGCAAGACGTTATTATGCAGAGCCTTCGCCAGATACTCGGCGCGCAGTTTACGCAGAAGGAAGGCGAGAACCTCATGGCGCGGACGTACAACCCAAGCCTTAGTGAGGCAGAGAACATCCGCCGTCTGGATTTGCTCAAGGGTAAGATCATTCAGATGGCGGCTGACAAACAAGCGGCTGCTGACTACTACAAGCAACACCGGACGCTTAAGGGCTACACCGGACGGCCTCCAGTACTCGAAGACATTAGGTCGTACGAATTCGGTGACGATAAACAGCCCTCCCAAGGGAAACCGCAACAGGCGCGTCCACAAGGTGGGGGGTTACCTCCGCTCTCTACATACCATAGCAGGTAAGACATGTTTGACTTTGCTCGCGCTCGCGCCGATGGGCATTCAGACGATGATATCGTCAGATATCTTTCTCAACAGAAAGATACTAAATTTGACTTTGAGGGTGCGACAAAGGCCGGATACTCTTCGAGTGCAATTATCGACCACCTGTCTCAGGTGAATACCCCTCAGCCGAATGATTCGCCATTTGCCCCAGTTCAAGCGGGCTTGGCGCATGCTTATTCAGGGGTTGGTCGCACATATAAGCATCTTGTAGATAAAGAGACGGGTGCTGCTATCGAGAAGCAGGGCGAGTCCCTAGCTCCTGCTGGTTATCAGTCGAAGCCACTGTTTAACGACGATTGGTCGATGAACACTGGCGAGCTTCCTGCAAAGGTTGGCGAAGCTATCCCAGGTATGGCAGGCGGCCTATTGGCTGCGAAGACCCTCGCGTCTCTCGTTCCTGGGGGGCGACTGGCTAAACTTGCAGCCTCGGGCATTGGCTATGTTGGCGCAAATACCGCCATGAACCTCGGCAATCGCTTCGAGGATCGTGCGCGCGCTGTTGGCGAAGACCCTCAGAATCCTTCCCGAGAGACAAAGACCGCAGCGACTGCTTGGTACGCGCCAGAGGCGCTTATAGACGTAACAGGAGCCGGACGCCTGTTGGGAGCTGGTAAAGCCGTTTCTCAAGTAGGCGCGAAGGGTGTCGGTCAATCCGTAGCTAATTTCGGGCGTACAGTTCGCAACGAAGCTCTGACTGAACCAATCCAGGAAGGGATCGAGCAGACTGGGCAATCGTGGGGTGCTGGAAAAGAACTAGACATCAACCCGCAACGACTCGCTGAAGCTGCTGTGCTTGGTGGCGCTATGGGAGGCACCTTTGGTGCGCGCCGCGCCGTCAAGGACGCCACTGACGCAGTTAAGATGCGTAACCTCGATGGCGGGCGTACTGCTGACGTCTTCTCTGACATCGAGATCGCCGCTAATGGTGGCAACCTAAACGACCCGAAGGTCGCATATAGCAGCATTGAGCGCGTAGAGCAGAACTACAAAGCTGATATGTCCGCTACTGCACAGGGGTTTCGGAAAGAAGCCTCCATCACTAGCGGTGCGGCAAATGGCGCTTTAGCTCGCGCAGAAAAAGGTGAAAAGCTCACCGATGGTGATTATACTATTCTGGACGGCTTAGCGGCGAACTCCCCATCTGGTCAAACCTTTATGGGGCTTGTCCGTCGTCTAGATGGTTTGAACGACATCAAGGCAACGGGTCGTTACACAGAAGCTACTCCAAAATCCGCAGGGCGGTTTGCTGGCGGAATGGCTGAAGCGCTTTCCCAGAACGTCTGGGCGCTTCGTAATCCGACCCGATCCGCTGCTATTGCTGCGGCGGGTCCAATGCTTCTTCCAGGCGCTGTTGGCATTGCGGCCCCTACGACACTAGGGGGTCTAGCGGGTCTCTGGACCGGAGCGCGTCTACTCGACAGTGCTATGGGTACTCGTGCGCCCCTCGCGCGCATCGCTGAACGCTTCGGTGGTCAGGGCACTCCGTACTCTGTTGCTGGCACGCAGCCCCAGCCCTGGGGACCACCCCCTAACCAAACGTCTCCGAATACACCTTCACCTAAGCAACTCATCGCACAGGTGAACGCGCTGGCGAACTCCAGGAAAGCGGCGGCCAACCAGAAGAAAGCTGCGGTAAAACAGTTCAATAAAGAGGGGCTTCCGTTACTGAGGCGGCTCAATGAGCAAGAGGCCAACAAGCGCGATGAGGCGAATGCTCAGCAGATGGAGGGAGACCTCCAGAACGTGGTGGACCAACTCTCTGAAGCCCGCCAAGCCCAACGCTTTGAGGCTAATGCTCAGCAGATGGAAAGAGGTCTCCAATACGAGGTAGATCACCTCACTAAGAAACCTCTAGCCCTCCCGCCTCCTATTGATCCTCAAACCATCCAACAGGGAAACCAACTCGAAAGGGATATTAAGCGGGCTGTAGACAATACCCAAGGTCGCAAGGCTCGTCGTGCCCTCCAGAAAATCAAAGCCGCAGAGGCTGCTGCCGAAGCTGAGGCTCAAGCGGAAGCTAATCGTATAGCTGATGCTCGAGCGAGAGCCGACGCAATTCAGAGTGCCCCGCCGACGAGGCTTGGTATTGGTCAGCAGGAAGCTCTGAAAGAGACTGCGTACAACGAAGCGGTGGCTCGGGCTGATACGGCCCCTGCACAGCCACCAGCACGCCCTGTCATTGAACGCCCTCGCCAAGAAGTGACGATGGTCGATAGGAACCTCGATACGGACATCCTCAATGCCGTTAAGAACGGCGCGGGTACTGTCGGTGAGGTACGGGCAGCCATAGACCCAGAAGTGAAGCCTCTCGACGTTAAGGCGTCGGTAGCTCGCCTTGTAGCAGACGGTCAGCTGAAGCGTGGCGAAGGTGCTTCTCTGACACTAGTCAGGGCCAAGGCGAAAGCTGAGGCCCCTGTCCAGGAAACTAAACCCTCGGAACCTAGTCCGCCCCCGCCAGAATCCATGCCGATCCCGCCTGTGGTGGCGGCGAAGCAGAAGGTGGCGGCGGCGCAGCCTGCGTCTAAGGAACCTCCAGGGTTCAAGCCTGAGCCAACTCCGGCGGAAGAGCTTTGGAAAGATCTTGGAATCCCTGACTACCTAGATAGGCGGAAGCCGAAGGGTACGCAGCCTCAGCAGCCGGTTGAACCAAAGGTTAAGCCAAAGGTTGAGCCAAAGGTTGAGCCAAAGGTTGAGCAGGGTACTCAGCAAAATCAGCCACCGGTTGGGCAGAAGGTTGAGTCAGAGCCGTTTTACGGTAGCTTTGCTAAGGATAAGCCCGCTAAAGCAACCACCTTCTTCGAAGATAATAACGGGCGCTACCATGGCGACATCAGCGATATGGAAGGTGTTATCAACGCCATTAGCTCTGAGTTCTTCAAGAGCGGTTGGGCAAATCAAACCGAGGCGCAGAAGAATGCTGGACTGGCGACAATCCGCACTCGCGTTGCTCTTAAGTACGAACTGGCGGATAAGCTGGCCGCTAAAATAAAGGACTTTGACAGAGACGACGCTCTGAGATTGTTCCTTGGCCTCGGCACGAAGACTACCTTCCAGCATGTCCGTAACATGATAATCGGGATGCATAAGAGAGAGAGTTCGACTATCGAGTCTATCTTGTCGGACGCCAATTCCAGTAAGATTTGGAGCAAGCCTGCGTCGTGGAGATAGAAGGGCCAAAAAACATGGACGGGCGGAAGCATCGAAAGAAGTCACCGCCTCGGAAAAAGACTGAACTTAAACGCCCTGAAGTTTCTTTACGAATGAAGCGTCTCTGGGCCGATCCGACCTGGAGAGCCGCAGGGCTTGAGAGGTTGGCTAAAGTTAGCAGAGAATCTGCTGCTAAAGGCCAACGACGCTTCGGCGTTTATGACGGGATGCGGCGGGCCGAGGCGGAAGTCATCAACCAAAAAGCAGCCGTCAAAGCAAAAGAGATTGTAGCTAAAATGAAGACCAAAGGTATCGTGGACGAGGATATTGACCCTCGTGCCGAACAGGCCCTCACGGCGGCTGTACAGGTACTCGAAACGCCAACTAACCAACAGACGAAATTGGCGGCAGCCCGCCTGTTGTTGGACTTCCTGAAATCTAAGCCAACCTCCAAGCAGGAGGTGACAGTAAACGCGGCAGAGCAGTGGCTTGCCGCTATTGCGGAAGACAATGACCCCAAGGAAGAAGAACCCGAAGCTACTTGAGGCGCGTGAGCGTCTACTCAAGGATTTCACCTTCTGGGCTAAGAACTGTTGGAAGATACGAACTAAGGATGGCGACGTAGTTCCGTTTATTTTGAACGGTGTTCAAGAGCGGTTCTTGCGTGAGAACGTGATCCCTCAGATGGAGCAGAACGGCTACGTCCGCTCCGTCATCTTGAAGGGTCGTCAGCAGGGTATGTCTACCCTCGTCGCCTCCTATATCTACTGGCATACATCGCAGCGGAAGGGACAGAAAGCCTTCGTCATCGCCCACGTCGCGGAGAGCACCGATACGCTCTTCGATATGTACAAGTACGGGCATGACACTGTCCCTGAAGCTGTGCGCCCAGCCACCAAATACTCCTCCAAAAAGGAGCTGGTGTTCGATGGCTTCCGTAGCGGCATACAGGTTGCGACGGCGGGCGGTAAAGGCATTGGGCGTGGCGAAACGCTTCAGTGTATGCACCTGTCCGAGGTCGCGTTCTGGCCCACGAAGTTCGCTAAGGCTAACTTCAACGGTCTAATCAAGTGCGTGCCCAAGCAGAAAGGCAACGGCACCTGCTGCTTCGTAGAGAGTACCGCTCAAGGCATGGGCAACCAGTTCCATTCCCTCTGGGAGGGAGCTGTGCGCGGCGAGAACGACTTCTGGCCGTTCTTCAGCGCTTGGTTCGAGAGCCAAGAGTATCGTCAAGACCCCCCAGAGTCCTTTCAGCGTACTCCAGCCGAAGACGAACTCGCTGAGCTGTACAATCTCGACGACGCTCAGCTCTACTGGCGGCGCTTGGAGATCGCACGCGACGGTCTCGACCACTTCAAGCAGGAGTACCCATGCTGTGCCGAGGAAGCCTTCCTCACCTCCGGCCGCCCTGTGTTTATCCAGGAGCGCATCCAGGAGATGCTTGCTGAGGCCCCTGCGGAGCCGTTGAGAACAATGGCTGTCGAGCAGGCGGTCAACGACAACGGCAAGGTTATCTGGAGATTGCAGGAGAACCCCAGGGGTGAGCTTGCAGTTTACCTGGAGCATGACCCCAAGGAAACCTACGTCATCGGAGCGGACGTTTCAGTGGGCATTAGGGACCGCGAGCGCAGTGACTACTGCGTAGCGCAGGTCTTGGACAGCAAGAAGCGTCAAGTAGCTGTGTGGCGCGGGCAGGTCACGCCCGATTATTACGCTCACGTTTTGACGACCCTGGGCTACCACTACAACCTTGCCATGATAGCTCCAGAGCGTAACGGCCACGGTATCCTAGTCTGCGTCCGTATCTGGAAAGATCAGTTGTACCCCAACGTATTCACAGACGTGAAAGAGGGACACGCGGACGGTGACCACGATACATTGGACATAGGCTTCCAGACTAACACGTCCTCGAAGCCTCTCATTATAGACAAGCTGCGCGGTGATGTCCGCACTGGCGGAATAACGATCTACGACCGCACTACGCTTCAAGAGATGCTTTCATTCATATCAACGGATAGTGGGAAGATGCAGGCCGAAGAAGGTTGTAACGACGACTGTGTTTTGGCCTTAGCCATCGCAAACCATATCCACGAAGGGACCTTCACTCCCGTTGACGTAACAGACGACTACTACGTCGAGGCAATTTGAGAAGACAAATGGCATCAAAAAAGAATAAGCCTCTGGCGGATAGCGAGGTGCTCGCGCTCGTCGAGTCGATGCGTAAGGACTGCGTCGGCTGGTCGGACTCCCAGCTATCAGTAGAGCGGGAGCGGGTCCTCAAGTACTACAATGGCGACCTCCCGGCCCCAGCGCACAAGGGTTCGTCCAGGTATCGCACATCCGACGTTTATGACAGCGTCGAGTCGATGAAGACGCAGATCACTGAGACCTTCCTGGGAAATGGCGAGGACATCCTCAGCTTCCCGGCGGAGAACGAGCTGGACGCTGCCAGTGCCCTTGATGCCACCCGCTGGACTGCGTATGTCGTCCATCGGCAGAACAAGTTCGACGAGTGGGCACCCGACGTTATCCACGATGGCCTCACGTCTCGCATCGGTGTCGCTAAGGTCTTCTGGGAAGAGGACTACGAGGACGAGGAGTTCGAGGCCTCGGGCCTTAACTATGAGGAGGCTGTCGCTGCTGCGTCCAGCCCAGACTACCACGAGGTAGAACTGGATGAGGATGAGGAGGGCGGCTTCAGCGGGAAGCTCATCCGCAGGATCGACCGTTCCCAGGTGCGAATCATGGCGGTGCCCCCAGACGAGTTTGGGGTGTCGTCGCGGGCCTGTAGGAACCTGGAGGAGGCCGACGCTGTCGTACAGAAGACGCTGAAGACCCGAGGTGAATTGAAGCGCATGTACCCGGACAAGGCTGCGGAGATCGAGGAGCTCCCCGCCGACTCCACGGACATCGACAGCTCGCCCGAGTCCATTCAGCGGCACTACCATGTAGACGGTGTGTCGTTCAATGGTGGACCTTCCTATCAACCGGATTCCGACAAGGTTACCCTGTACGAGGCATACTGCTTCATCAATTTGAAGGACGGCAATGGCCGTAGGAGATACAAAATCTGCTACGCTTCTGACTTGATGCTCGCTGAGCCTGAAGAAGTCAGCCGCCTTCCGTTCAAAGTCTTCGTGCCGCTTCCGGTCCCGCATACTCTGTGGGGCAACAATTTCGCGGCCCGCATTATCCCGACACAGAACGCCCGCACTGTGCTTACCCGTGGCGTGCTGGATCATACAGTTATTACGACTAACCCGCGCTGGCAGATCGTCAAGGGCGGCCTCCTGAACCCCAAGGAGATGTTGGACAACCGCTTTGGCGGCCTCGTCAACGTCACGCGAGCGGACGCTATCGTTCCGCTGCCCTACTCGAACCTAAACCCGTTCGTGGCTGAAGTTCTGGGTATGCTAAAGGAGAACAAGGAGGAGAGCACCGGCATCTCCGCTCTATCGCAGGGCTTGAACAAGGACGCTATCTCGACGCAGAACTCTCAAGGTCTCGTCGATAATCTCGTCAATTTATCCCAACAGCGCCAGAAGGGCATCGCCCGTAACTTCGCCAAGTTCCTCGTCGAGGTGTATCTCGAAGTCTATCAGCTTACTCTCGAACACGAGAAGGAAGCTAAGGTTATAGAACTCGCGGAAGGTAAATGGGACCGCTTCGACCCCACCCAGTGGAGTGAGCGCAGAAGCGTCCGGGTGTCTGTCAATCTCGGTTACGGGGAGAAGGAGCGCAAGGCTTCGAAGTACGCTACGGCTTACGAGAAGCTGGCGATGGACCCTGTAGTGGCTCCGGTGTTCACCATCGAGAAGCGCATCGCTATGGCGACGGACACTATGAAGCTCTTGGGCTTCGACAACCCTACCAAGTACTTCGAAGATCCGAAGAACGTGCAGCCGCCAGGTCCCGATCCTCTTGAGGTCAAGAAGCTGGAGATCGAGGAGAAGAAGGCCGAGGCTGCTATCTTGACGGCGCAGGCTAACGCAGAGGCTAAGAAGGCCGAAGCGATGGTCTCGATGCTGTCTGCCCAGTTGGATCGCCTCCAGACCCAGTTCGACATCGCGTTCAAGCGCCGCGAGAGCGACCGCTTGGATATCGAGACCTCGAACCGTGTCGACGTGGCTCAGCGCGAGATCAAGCTCGCGGAGAGCGCGCCAGAAGAAGGCGTCAACACTATTGTCAGCGCTAACGGATAACACAGATGTTATGGAATTTCGGAAACTCACCAAAGTGGTCTGGGGGTTTAGTGGCGTCTCCTTGGCTCCCCCCTTTTGTTGGGCCCCTCCCGCGAGCCCCCGCTCCCAGTCTTTTAGGACGCGCTTTGGGGCCAGCAGGTATGCTGCTGTACGCCCCTGATGCATACGAAGCATTCCAACAGCGCGACAAGGAGAAGAACTTACCTCGTGGGGCCGATAGGCGCGCTAAGTTGCGTGCTGGTTTTGATGACCGAGATGCGATGTCCTCGCCTTATCAAGGTGGGTGGGGTGACGTAGGCATCTACATAAAGGACGCCATGCGGGACAGTAACGAAGCACAAGCTGCGAAGATGTCCCGCCCCACCGCGACAGCGCCTGTTCCCCAGGCACCTGCCGTGGCCTCAGCAGGCCCAGACTCGTTCGACGACAGGTTCAACGCCAGCAATGGCGCACCAAACATGCCTCAGACAAGCTCTGCCCCGTGGTGGCTTGAGCAGGCTCAGAAGCTGGGCGAGCAAAGTGTAGTCGAGCAGCGGCCCCAAGCTGTGCCTCAGCAGCGGCCTCAAGCTGCGCCTCAGCAGGGGTCGATGGACTTGCCCCTAGGGACCCAGGGCGGCGCTAATCCCAATCTGCCGCTTATGGGCTTCGACAAGCAGGGTCAGCAGTATAGCCACCCGCCTATGTATCAAGAGCTTCCGCCGCGACAGATGGCGGCGGCGGTTCCTCAGCAATCCCCTAACTACTTAATGGGTGCGATGCAGTCACATGGCATCGACGGTACGCAGGGCCAGATGATGGCCGACCCTTATCAGCAAGACCTCTCTCAGGGCATTAGGGGCTTGCTCAAACGTGCGATGGGTGGATGACCCTAACAGACGACGACATTGTTACACTAGGTATGTTCAGCGAGGCGCTGCTCCAGGACCCAAACTGGCAGCGTCTCGTTGACGTTTTTGAACAACAGCAGTTCGCTACGTTCGCCTCCACAGAAGCGAAGGCGGTGAAGGAGCGGGAGAAGATATACGATCAGCTACTGGGTGCGCGGATGTTCCTCGGCACCCTAGCGGACTTTGCGAAACTTAAGGCTCAGATAATTGAGCGCAACACATCACCATCATCTCAGGATGACGTGATCTAAAGGACATTCGACTACCGATGACACCTATCAATACTGACGGTGCGATAGAGCTTGACGAAGGTCAGGCCGTAGATGCGTTTCTTCGTAAGATGACGGACGCCCCAGAGCCATCCAAGTCTGTCGAAGAGGATAGTAAGACTGAAAAGGAAGAGGCAGCACCTGCTGACGAAGAGGCTGAGGACGCCGAGGAAACTCCAGCGGACGAAGGCAGCGACGAAGGCCAGGAAGATGACGCAGAGGACGAAGGTCAGGGAGACGACGACGTTAAGAAGAAGTACGTCGACGACGAAGGCCTGTACCACAAGATCAAGATTGGCGATGAGACCCACGAGGTCCCCGTCAAGGACTTGGCGCGCCTCTACGGGCAAGAAGCAGCCCTGACCAAACGATCTCAAGAAGTCGCCGAACGCCGCAAGGCTCTCGACACTGAGGCCGCCACCCTGCTAGCTCGCAACCAAGCTATGGTTGAGCGCGCGAGCCAGCGGTGGGCACAGTACAAGGACCTCGACTGGTTGACGCTCTCGCGCAACCCGCATCTCTCTAACGAGGAAATCACTGCACTCCGCAACGAGGCGCAGTCGGCCTACGAAGACTTGGCGTTCCTTACGTCAGAGGCTTCTCAGTACATGGGAGCAATCCAGCAGCGCCAAGAGATGGAAATTCGCGAGATCGCGAAGAACACCATCAAGGAGCTTTCGGACCCTGAAAAGGGACTACCGGGCTGGGGCGAGAAACTATACGACGACATTCGTGCTCACGCGCTTTCAGTCGGCGCGCCACCCGAAACTGTGAACCGCCTCGTGGACCCTTGGGCTATCCGCCTGATCCACGACGCTATGATGTTCCAGAAGGGTAAAAGCAAGGTCGTGACCGAGAAGGTCTCAAAGGTCAACAAGGCACCTCGACGTGTCGTGAAGACCACTACAAACGCATCCGAGTCTAAGTCTAATGCAAGCCGCATGGCACCCTCTAAGCAGGCGATGGACCGCCTGAGAGTGTCTGGCAGCACAGACGCCGCTGCTGATGCCTTCCTAGTTAGGTTGGCTGGCGGCGGATCGGATGACTAATCACCATCCTTTTCAATAGAAGAAGAAAATGGCTACTTACACCTCGTATGAAGTTATCGGCGCGAAAGAAGACGTGTCCGACGTTATCACCCAGATCAGCCCGACCAAGACGCCTTTCCAGAGCATGATCGGGTCTGAGAAGGTTTCCCAGAAATACTTCCAGTGGCAGGAAGACGAGCTGCGTGCGGCGGCTGCGAACGCCAAGGTCGAAGGCGCGGATGCGTCGGCTATCACTGCCGACCCGACCACGATGCGGACGAACTACACGCAGATTCTGTCGGAGACCATCCAGGTCGCTGACGGCGTGGACGTGACCGACAAGTATGGCCGCGCGAAGGAAACCGCTTACCAGCTCGCGAAGACTGCTTCTCAGCTTAAGCGCGACCTTGAGCACACCTTCGTCGGCGTGCTGACCTCGGCCTCGGCGGGCAACGCCTCGACCGCCCGCTACATGGCTTCGTATGTTGCCCAGTGCGACAGCGGCACCAAGAACCCGCTCGGCGCGACGACCGCGCTCAGCGAGACGGCTGTGACGGACCTCCAGAAGGAGCTTTTCGACAACGGCTCGGACCCCTCGGTCCTCATGATCACCCCGGCGAACGCTCTCATCGTTGCGGGCTTCGCGGGCAAGGTGACGAACGTCACGAACGTTGCGGGCACTGAGAACGTCGCTGCTGTGGCGGCTCGTAGCCGCTCGCTGTCTGGCGAGACCACGACTGTCGTCAACAACGTCGAGCGCTACAAGTCGCCGTATGGCACGCTCAACATCGTCGTCAACCGCTTCCTCCGCGCTAAGGACAGCCTCATGTTCGAGCCGGATATGTGGAAGAAGATGGTGTTCCGCCCCTGGACCCGCACGACGCTCGCCAAGACCGGCGACTCGACGAAAATCCAGATGCTTGGCGAGTTCTCGCTCAAGCACCGGAACTTCAAGGCGTCGGGCGTCATCCGTGACAACGACGCGGATATGAACCCGTAATCTGAGATCATATAAATATGGGACACACATTCGCGTTTGACCGCGCTCCGAACGAGGGCCTCACGGCCTCCGCTACGGCAGGCGCGGCCACCCTGAATGCAGTGTCAGGTGTTATCACGTCAGAAGCTCTCACCACAGGTGAGGGCGATGACTACACCCTGACTCTGACGAACAACAAAATCAGCGCGACCAGCATTGTGCTTGTGTCCGTGGGTAACGGCACTAACACGACTGATGCGCTGGCTGTCGGTAGCGTGACGCCTGATGCGGGCGAAGTTGTTATCTTGATCCGCAACACCCACGCTGCCACGGACCTGGACGGAACGATTAAAATCGCTTTCGCTGTTCTATAAGCAGGCTGCGGTCAACGCAGTCTAAATCCAAGTGCGCACCTGACCCCCTGGGACCTCAAAGCTCCTGGGGGGTCTCTTTTTGGATTAACATGACAGTCAACTTAATCGACAAGCTGGTGTCCTTCGAGGACGGCGGCCACGACAACGCTCTCGTTATCAAGCACACGCAGGACATCCCAGACGACTGGGTGTCTGCGCTGAAGCGGAAAGTCCTCCCGACCAAATGGTCGATGGGTGAGCACGAGAAGCTCTTTTCCATTCCTGTCGCTGTTATCGAGGAGTGGCAGCGCCACGGCTACGACTTCTACAAGATGTCGGACGCTGAGGTCGCTCGCAAGCTCCGCGCTGACGGCTTAGACGCATTCATCACTGGACGGATATAATGGCTGATTTTCTCATCGCTCACGGCGACCCGCTTGCCGGGAAGCCAAACGTGCATCGTGTTCTGGCGGCAGGCTCCGCGAACGCAACGAACGTCAAGGCGACCCCAGGTACTGTATTTGGCTGGGCAATCACTAACGCCAACGCCTCTGCTCGCTATGTGAAGCTGTACAACAAGGCTACGGCCCCGGACAGCTCCGACACCCCTTTGGCCACCATCCACGTCGCAGGGTCTGGGTCTCGGGAGTTTAGTTTCCCGATTGGCATCCCGTTCTCTGAAGGCATTGGCTACCGCATCGTTACTGGTGTTGCTGACAACGACAACACGTCTGTCACTGCCAGCGACGTGCAGATGACGCTGCTCTGGAAGTAACCCCCAATGAACCTAGGCGAACTCAAGACCTCGTTCAGCACCATTCTGAACAGGCGTGATTGCACGACTACCCAGCGCGACGAGTTCATCGAACAGGGCCTCGCCTGGGCACAGAGGAAACTTAAGGGCATCCCCGCGCTTCGCAAGACCGTCACCATCGAGACGGACGCGGAGACGCAGGACGGGATCGACATCCCGAGCGACCTGATCAAGCTCGACACGATCACCGTGACGTCTTCGGACGGCACGCAGTGGACGCTGGCCCGTAGGGCTCTCGACGAGGTCCTCGCTGACACGCTGACCGTGGACCTGCCGCGCATCTTTGCGCAGCGGGCCGGTCAGTACGTCCTGGCCCCTGTAGCTATCGCTGGCTTGACGATCCGCATCGACTACTTCGCGGAGCTGACCGACCTCGTAGAGGACGACGACACGAACATCGCGTCTAACATCGTCCCCTACCTAATCGTCTACGCCGGCCTGACTTACGCCGGCAGAAGTTTCACCGACAAACGAAGAGGCGAGTGGCAAGCGTCACGCGACGAGATACTGGGCGAAGTGCTCGACCAAGCAGCCGACGATGAGCTGTCTGGCGGCGCTGCCGTGTCTCCTGCGTGCGCGTGGCCCTCTGACAAATAATGCCGCGCGGTTCATTCTACGGCTCGAACGAGCAGGTCTACGAGGAGTTTGAAAGCTCCGTTGCCGCCGCTGCGGCGGCCGAGGCTTCTGCTGCTGCTGCGCTGGCGTCTCAGACTGCCGCCGCTGCGAGCGCCTCTGCTGCTGCGACTAGTGCTACGGCTGCTGCTGGATCAGAGGCTGCTGTCGATGCTGATGCTACGGCCGCTGCGGCATCCGCCGCCGCTGCTGCAGCCAGCGCGACTGCTGCCGACGCCTCCGAGGCTGACGCAGAGGCTGCTGCTTCGGCTGCTGCGACCAGCGAGACGAACGCTGCGACCAGTGCATCCAACGCAGCCACGAGCGCGACTAACGCTGCGTCCAGCGCTACCGCTGCTGCAGCCAGTGCTACGGCTGCTGCTGCGTCATTCGACGCCTTCGACGACATCTACCTCGGCTCGAAGGCCTCGGACCCGACGCTCGACAACGACGGCAACGCGCTAGTTGAGGGTCAGCTCTACTGGAACTCGTCCATTAACAGCCTGAAGGTTTACGACGGCGCGTCGTGGGGCGCGTACAGCGCTTCAGGCGGCGACATGCTTGGCGCGAACAACCTGAGCGACGTCGCCAACGTCGCCACGGCCCGGGACAACCTGGGTGTGGAGATTGGTGTCGACGTAGCGCCTGCAACTTCGGGCTCTGCGATCCTCAAGGGTAACGGTTCAGGCGGCTTCTCTAACGCCGCGTCCGGTACGGACTATGCGCCGGCCACTTCGGGCTCGGCCATCCTCAAGGGCAACGGCTCTGGCGGCTTCTCCAACGCCGCATCGGGCACGGACTACGCGCCTGCGACGTCTGGCTCTGCAATCCAAAAGGGTAACGGCTCGGGTGGCTTTTCTGCCGCTGCGGCCGGCACCGATTACTGCGCGGCCACGTCTGGGTCGGGCGTCCTCAAGGGAAGCTCGGGCAACACAGCGGCTGCTACGGCCGGCACGGACTTCGTCAAGCCCGATACGTCGAGCGCCTTCACTGCGCAGCAGAGCTTCACGCTCGCTACGCTGACTGACGGCGCAAACATCTCCTGGGACGTCTCGACCAAGCAGAAAGCCAAGGTCACGCTCGGCGGCAACCGAACGATGAATGCGGTGTCCAACGCCGTCGAAGGTACGACCTATTATCTGTGGGTCATCCAAGACGGTACTGGCTCGCGCACGATCTCGTGGACCACGAGCGGCGCTGGTGGCTTCGACTTCGGTACTGACGGCGCGCCCGTGCTCACCACGACTGCGAGCAAGGCCGACCTTCTGTGCTTCGAGGCGATCAGCATCGCGAGCACTCTCAAGCTTCGCTTCACCGGCATCCGTAGAGGCTTCGCGTAATGACGGTCCTCTTCGCTCTCCCTGGCGGTATTCTCAACAACAACGCTGTGACCGCAACGGGCGGTACGATCACCACACCCGGTGACGGCTACCGCTATCACACGTTCACCAGCAGCAGCGACTTCATCGTCACTGGCGGCGCACTGATCTGCGACTACTTCATTGTCGCAGGCGGTGGAGGCGGCGGTGGCGTCACCTCTGGAAACGGGGCCATCGGCGGCGGTGGCGGCGCTGGTGGTCTTAAACAGTTCACCGCAACGTCAGTACCTTCAGGGACCAACGCAGTCGTCGTAGGTGGCGGCGGTAACGGCGCTGCTGCATCAAACAACGCGGGCGGCTACACTGGCTCATCTAGTTCGTTCAATGGAACGACCTGCTCGGGCGGTGGTGGTGGCGGCGGTGGAAACCCTGCTGCTGGCGGCTCAGGCGGTGGTGTAGGCGGCTCCGGTGGCGGCGGCGGTGGAGGTACCACTGGCGGCGCTGGTGGCTCAGGCACTTCAGGCGAAGGTAGCAACGGAGCTACTCCGGGTGCTGGCGGCTCCGGTGGCGGCGGCGGGGGTAAAAGCTCTGCCGGCTCTGGTTCCACGAACGGCGCAGGCCTTTCTGTGTGGGGCACGACTTACGCAGAAGGCGGTACGGGCTCTGGCACAGGCGGCTTCAATACGACGCCGGCTGCGCGTAATGCAAACAGCGGTCACGGCGGTCACGGCGGCTGGGGCTCGGCTGGAGGCAACGGCGGTTCAGGCATCGTCGTTATTCGCTACCCGGTCTCGTAAGAAAGAAACACAAATGTTCTACCTAGACGGAAAGTCTCTGCCGGATGGCGTGTCGTTTGAACACAACGGCATACTGCATCCAGGCAACTGGCTCTCGCTGTCCAGTCCAGAGGAGCGTGCTGCGCTCGGTATTACGTGGGTTGAGCCCGCGCCTCCCCCGGAGCCTGCATCTCCTCCCCCGCTGACGAAGGACGAACTCCTGCTCGTCGCGGCTGGACGTCGCTGGGCGAAAGAGACAGGTGGTCTCACGCTCAACGGCATCGAAGTCTCGACCGACGATACCGCTCAGAGAAAAATCTCCGAGCTGCGGCGTCGCGCTGAGGCTGGTGAAATCCCCCTACCCTTCGGCTTCAAGGCTGTGAGAGGTTGGGTCGACATGGACCTCGCGACTATCCAGACGGTCGACCGGGCAATCGCTGCTCACGTTCAGTCTTGCTACGCGCAAGAGCGGAGCGTGGCTCAGCAAATCGAGTCTGGTGCTCTGACCACCTTCCAGCAAGTAAACGACGCCTTCACGGCTTAAGGAAGTCTATTGAACTCCATCGCCTTCTCTACGGCGCTGGAGCTGACCTTCGCAGACAATATAGCAGTGTCGTCGTTCGACGACAAGTGGGAAAGTCGTTGATCGACGACAAACAGGTATGTCGGCGTTCGGCGATATTCTGACCATGATCCTTTGTTAAGGCATCGCCGTAATT